GCGGCACGGCCGCGCTGGCTCTCCGCGCCCTCGGCCTCGATGATCCCGAGAAGGGTTTCGCGCTCGGCCGACAGCGCCGCGCCGGCCTGGTTGAAGGTCGGCAGGCGCGTGCGCACGATGTCGCGGCCGAGAAGTTCCAGCGCCTCCGGCACCGAGGCGATGACGGTGGTGGCGCCGCGCGCGAACTGCTGGCCACGACGGGCGGCCATATCGCCCATGCCCTCGCCCGCGAACGGGTCCGGCGCGGCGGTGGTGGCTTGCCGCTGCAATGCCGGGGCAATGCCGGGGGAGTCCTTCGGTCGAACCAAATCAATGCGTTCGGCCTCCTGACGTGCGATCTCGCGCCGCGCCCAGGCCTCCGTCTCCGGCGAGGCACCACCCATCATGCCGAATTCGAGCCCGCCCTCGCGCGGGCGCACGGGCGGGCTCGGCGGGCGGGTCCGGTCGATCACCGGGGCCGCGTCATGCCCGGTCATCGCCTCGATGAGGCTTCCGGGCTGCATCGGGCGCGCGGCGGGCGCGTCGATCTGCGCCGGGGCGGGCGTCCTGGGCGGTGCCGGGGTGCTACCACCCATTGCCGCGAGGAGATCCGAGGAGAAGCCGGCGGTGTCTTCCGGGGCCGCGGTCGGATTGGCGGCCGAGGGCGCCACCGCGAGGCCGATCCGGGCGTAGAAGTCAGGGCGCGGCACGTCGGCGTAGAACTTCTGGTGCACCGCGTCCGCAAGCTGCTGGTCCGACAGGTCGTCGTACTGCGGGAACTTGGCGCGAACGTCGGCAATCGTCAGGTCAGCCATCAGCGGATTCCAAGCGGATCGTTGTCGGGGGTGGGCGAGATCATCAGCGGGTCGCTCTCGGAGCCGACGGAAGGCGCCCCGTAGTCGTAGGAGACGCTGCTGGACCGGCTGCGGGCGCGGGTCACGGCGTCGATGCGGGCCTGTTCGGCGGGCGTGATCGCGACGCCGCCGTCGCTCGTCTCAAGCCCGGCGTTGTAGAACATCGAGGCGAGAAGCGCGTCGGTGTTCGAGGGCGCGCGCCCGGGCGCGGCCGAGCCGCCGCCGCCCGCCTTCGAGGGCCGCATGGTTTCGAGAAGCCGTTCCTTCGCCAGCGTGCGCAGGTACTCGGGCGCGTTCTCGTTGTTGAGGATGTCGGCATAGCCCTGCATCGCCGGGTCGAGCGGCTGGCCGCCGTTCAGCTTCCCGGTCATCGCGGCGATCTCGGCGTCGCGGGCGGCGCCGTGCTTGGCTTCCAGACGCCCCATGCCCATCGCGCCCACGACCGGGGCGAGGAACTGCAGGAGCGGGCTGGTCGAGCCGGAGGCTTGCGCCATGCCCTGTTCCAGCATCGAGCGGGCGAGGTCGTAGCGCTGCTGCGAGGACATGGAGCCGAAGAGGCCGCCGGCTGTGCGTTCCTGGCCGGGCATGTCGAAGGAGGAGGGCCGCGGGACCGGGCGGGGCATGCCGCCGGACGCGCCGCCGCCCATCTTGCCAAGCAGGTTCATCAGTGCACCCTCCCCGCCATCTCCTTCGCCTCAAGCATCTGCACCCGGAGGAGCGTGTGCTGCAGCGCCGCGGCGAGAAGGCCGTGGAAGGCCTCGGCCATCGGCCCGATGTGGACATCGCCGCGGTCGCCCGGCGGGCGCTGGCTTTCGAGGTAGCGCCAGACGAGGAGCGGCATCTTCTGGATGGCATCGGCGGCGGCGGTGATGTTGACCTGCCCGTGCAGGCTCTTCGAGGTCCGCGTCGACTTCATCAGGAGCCCGCCCGCGATCGAGCCGAGGGCGCCGGCCGACTGCGCCTTGCTCTGCTGCGCCGAATTGTAGGCGTTGAGGTCGGCCTGGTACTTCTGGTTGACCATGCCGGAGTAGTTGATGCTGGGCGCATTGCCGGAGGGCACCGGCGAGGGCGGGTTGTAGCCGCCGCCGAGGGCCGCCACCAGTTCGGCGATGGAGCCCTGGCGCGCCGCGGAGTCGAGGCCGAACTGGCGCGACTGTTCCTGGCCCGCCGCGACGTTCGCATCCTGCGCAAGGCGCGAGATGGTGTCCTCGGTTTCGCGCTGCTGCGCGCCATAGGCCTCGCTGAAGGCCTCGGAGCCGATCGGGATGCCGCGCGACTGCAGGTTGGTGAGGAGCCGGGTCTGGCCCTGCTCGATGGCGGGCTTCATCAGCGAGAAGTTGCGGTTGAAGATGTCGGAGGCGACGTCGGAGCGGTCCTGGACGCGCGCCGCATCCGGCATGCCGGCGACGTTGTCGTCGATGACGCGCTGGGTGAGCGAGATCGAGGCCGGTTCCAGCATCGAGCGCAGAAGCGCCTCCTGCGGGCTCTCAAGGATCTTGACCGCCGACTGCATGCCGGTCGGCGCCACGCCCTGCACGAAGTTGCCGCTCGCATCGGTGTAGCCGTAGCGCTCGCCGGAGCCGGTCGGGCTGTAGGTGTCGAGGCGGTTGTACTGCGCTTCGGCCGCTGCGGTCTTCTGCGGATCAGGCGCCGCCGGTGCCTTGCTGCTCTTCTTGCCCATGATCGCCGATCCATTTGCAGTTGTCGCGGAACATCTTGAGCACTACCAACGACGACCCGTCGTGTGCGGCGAACCTGACGATGGCCTCCGGGGTGAAACCCAGCTTGGTCGCGAGGTTCAGGCTGGCCAGGTTCGTCGAGGGAACGACCACGGAAATCGCCAGGCAGCCCAACTGGTGAAACGGGTAGCCGAAGAGGTGGCGCAGCACCGCGCGCCGGGCCCAGGCCGAGCCCGCTTCGGCGGCGATGGTGGCCTCGATGTGGATGCCGTTGAAGCGGTCGTAGATGACGCCCGCGACCAGTTTCTCGCCCCTCAGCACGCCCAGGGCGCGCTCGCCGCCGTGGAGCGTGTAGCCGGCGACGCGGCGTTCGACCCAGCGCGCGACCGGCACATCGGCGCCGTAAAGCACGCCGTCGACGATGCGGGGGGGTGGCGGGGTCAGATCACGCCCGCCGTCAGGTTCACGATCTTCGCCCATTGCGCGGTGATCTCGATGATGAGTTTGTAGCTGTCGCCGACGGCGTCGACGCCGATCTCCTCGTCGAGCGAGACGAGGCCGCCGCCGGCGTCGGGGGTGTTGTCGGGCTGGATCGTCACCGCCTGCACCGCTTCGGCGATGTCGGAGGCGGTTTCGTCGTGGTTGGACAGCACCGTCACCGTCACCGCGAGCGCGCCCTTGGCGATGATCGTGGGCTTGATGTAGGCAAGTTCGCCGCCGCCGAGCCGCATCCAGCTTGTCGCCCAGCGTGCGGTGATGCTCTCGCCGCCGCCCTGCACCGCGGCGACCGTGCCGAGGCGGCCGTCGCCATGGGTGAATTCGGTGGTCAGGTCGAGGTTGTGCCAGAACCGGGCCGGAAGATCCGAGGTGGTCCAGGCCTGGCTTTCGCTGTCGTAGACGAATTGCGTGCCGGTGCCGGCGACCGGATCATAGCCGTTGATGAGGACCGCCGAGCCGTCGGCGGTCGCGTGCAGCCCCCATTCGAGCCCGCCCGCCGCGACCAGCGCGCGCACATCGGCGGCGATCGGGCGGGTGAAGGGGCTGACCAGCGCGAGGACGCCCTGGGAGATGGTGTTGAGGATCGAGGCGACGCCGTTCGCGGTCAGGAACCAGACGTCGGAGCCGACCCGCGTCGTGCCGTAGCGGGTGAGCGGCGGCGCCACCCGCAGCCGGGATACCAGATTCCAGTCGTTCGCGTCGCCCGGGTTCAGGCCCTCGTAGATCACCACGTCGCCGGTGGTGGTGAAGATGCAGAGCGCGTCGTTGGAGTTCTGGCCCGCGTCCATCGTCACCTGCATCATCATCTGCAGGCGCCCGGTGATGTTGCCGAGCCGCCCGAGCGGGAAGCGGGTGAGCGCGCCGGTGACGGCGCCGACATCGCCATAGTAGAATTCGAGATCGCCCCCGGTCTTCCACAGGAACACGCGGTCATGGTGGACGACGATCCCGTCGAGATCGGCCGGCGACACGGAGGTGCCGGTGGTGAAGGCCGAGGTCGCGAAGGCGGTGCCGTTCCAGGAGACGGGGTCGCCGTGGCCGTCGGCGAGAATGGCGGTGCCGGAGAGATAGCCGACCATCGCATCGGCGTAGAAGGGCCGCATCAGTTCGGCGCCGAGGCATTGCGCCCGGTCGAAGCGCAGTTCGATATAGGCCGGCGTCGCCCCGAATTCGTAGGGGATGCGCTGCAGGGCGATCTCGTCGCCGGGCCCGTAGGACACCGAGCGGCGCAGTTCGAGGTCAATGCCGTCGGTGCGAAAGTTGTTCAACTCCGACGCATAGACGTTTGATATTTCAGCATTTTTGCCATTTACATGAATGCCGTTCGTGGGCAGGGGAAGGCTGACTTCCCGTCCCACGCCATAGCCCTGCCCGCGCGCGGCGCGCATCTGCGCCTGGCGCCGCATCAGGACACCATCCAGGTGCCGCCGCCGAGCGGGACGACGTCGTCGATGGTTTCACGCGATCCGATGTGGAACGGGCGCGCATGGCCGGCGTCGGTGCCGATCTTGGTGTCCAGTTCGGCCTCGTACTCGGCCGCATGCTCGACATAGGGTTTGCCGAGCGCGCGGCGCAGGCGGTAGGTCATCCCCAGCGAGAGGACGTAATCGTCCTCGAAGGCGGGCTTGTCGGCGTCGGCGGTGAATTCGGCGCGGCGCACCTGCGGCGCCGGGGCGGCGAGCGAGAGCGGGTTGATCCGCTTCAGGATGTCGGAGAGTTCGGCCGCCCAGACGGCGGCATCCCAGCCGGGCGCGGCGCCATAGGCGAATTCGGACCCGGTGTCCTCGTAGACCAGTTCGGAAGCATCGCCGGTGATCACGCCGTCGCGCGGCACCGTCGGCGAGATCGCGTTCGGCGGCACCGAGGCGTCATAGTCGCCCGCCTCGATCTCGGAGACGACGAGGTAGCGGGAGATGTACTCCATCGTCACCAGTTCGGCCGCCGTCGGCGTCGGGTCGATGAAGAGGATGTTGTTGCGGATGCGCCAGCCCAGCGGCGTTGCCACGGTCTGCGCGTTGGCGAGCCAGGCCGACCACACCTGCGGCGTCGCCGGGCCGATCAGCCCCATCGGCCAGCCGTTGCGGTGTTCGGTGTTGACGATCGAGCGCAGGTAGTCCTCGGGCAGCGGATAGGCGTATTTGCCGGCCTCAAGCGCCAGCACCCAGGTGCTCTGGAACTCGGACAGGCCCATCCAGGCCGTCTGCCGCATCAGGTCGCGGCAGGTGTCCTTGGCAGCGACCCGCAGGATGCGGGCGATGCGGTCATTGGTGCCGAAAAGCTGCGCCGGAGCGGGCGCCGTCTTGTCCCGCTCCGCGGCTTCCTGGGCGATCTGAAGGATGGATCGCGCCATGATGACCTCTCAGTCTGCCAGGGGGTCGGGATCGGCGCCCGCGTTGAGGTCGTCGGACCCGGCGACGACGTCGGAGGGGCCGAATTCGAAGGGCACCTCGCGGGCGGTCGGGGCTTCGTTCGCGACCTCGATCACGCCGGTGGAGGCCGCCCCTGCCGTCGCGCCGGCCTGCACCTGCTGCGCGGCGCTCAGGACCGCGATCTGGTGTTCGAGGGCGGCGATCTGGTCGCGCAGGGTCTTGCTCTCGATGTCGGCGCGGGCCTGCACCTCGGCCGCCGAGATGAGCGGCAGGTTGACCTCGCGGCGCGACAGCCAGTGCGTGGCGATCTTGCGGGCCTGGGTGGCGTCGTAGCCGATCTGCGAGACGACGTCCTCGGGCACCTCGGCCAGATCCTCGACGCTGCGCAGCCCGTGGAGCGCGAGGAGCGCGATCTGGGACTGCGAAATGCCGGGCAGTTCGTGCAGCGGCGTGCCGGCGGTCGGCGTCTCCTGGTACTCCTTGAACTGCGCCCATTCGATCGGGAATTCGCGCTGCGCCTGCGGTTCGGTGATGAAGCGGGTGGCGATGGTCTTGGAATCGCCCTTCGGCTGCAGCGCCACGCAGAGGCGGGTTTCCATGCGCCCGTTGGTGCGGGCGTTGCGGCTCTTGGTCTGGACCCGCATCCAGAAGAACTGGACGTTGAGCCCGCCGCGGGAACTGACCGAGCGCAGATCGCCGGACAGGTCGATGTCGGAATAGTCGCGGGCGTAGCCGACGCCGGTGCGGCGCTGCGCCTGCTGGTTCTGGATGTTGACGAGGGGGGTGGTGAAGGGTTGCATGGGTCTGTCCCGATGATGGAGAAAAGGCCAGGGGCGGTGCCGCCCCCGGCCGGTGTTTCAGCCCTCGGTCAGAGGGTCAGGATGCCGTTCAATTTCCGGTTGTCGTTCACGAAGTTGCCCATCCCGGCCATGATGATCGTGTCCGAGTCCTCGGTCAGAGGACGGCGCGGGCCGCCAAGCACCACGTTGTTGCGGTTCTTGTGCATGATCATCTCGATGGTTTCGAGGTTGAGGAACTTCATGCCGGCCGGCGCATAGCCGCCCTGGCCGCCGTCTGCCACGACCGGAACCGTCTCGAACATGAGGTTCGGGAAGCCCGCCGACGCCAGGGCCTTGTCCATGAAGCGCTGTTGCGCCTGCAGGGCCTGGGAGAAGGTGGAATACCACTCGTTATCCGAGATGATCAGGTTGGGCTTGTCGGAGCCGCGGCAGGTGTCGAGGAACAGGTCCAGCATGTCACCGTAGATCGTCGCCTTGTCGGGGGCGACGCCGCCGATGGCGTTGCGCTGGTTGTCCCACCAGGTCGCGGTGCCGGAGTTGATCCCGCCCACGGTCGCGCCCGCCGTCGAGGAGACGAGGAGCGAGAGGCCGCCGAAGACCTTGCCGCCGGAGGCGGTGCCGTCGCCATGGCCAGCCGAATGAAGCTGGTTCTGGATCGTCTTCTCGGCGTGCATGGTGCGAGCCCGCATCATCGAGATGACTTGTTCGGCGCCGTCGTTCTGCAGCATTTCGAGGCCCGACAGCGAGACGCCGCAGGCATACTGCTTCCACGGGAATTCCGCCGAGGTCAGGACTTCCTGGCCGGCGACATTGAGCGTTTCGCGCCCAATGTACCACTGGAAGTTGGCATTCTCGTCCCCCATCATCAGCGGCGTGGTGATCGTGCGCCCGCCGCCGATGGTGCGCATGCGGCCCCGGCGCTTCAGTTCGTAGAACAGGATGTTGTTGCGGCTGACCGCGTCGGCGATCTTCTTGCGGCGGTGCGCCAGGGTCGCCGTCGCCACTTCGCCCCAGTTCGGGTTGCTCATGATCTATCCTTCCATAAGCGGGCCCGCGGTCAGCCGGGTTGGTCAGAGGCCGGCGTGATGTCTGATGACATCCTCAAGATCGGCGTCTTCCGACAGCGCGGGGCGACGGCTGGCACCCTGGCCACCTCCGTCAATGTTCTTGCTGGCTGCCCGGGCCTTGGCCTGCGGGTCTGCCGCCTGTGTCTGGGTCTTGTCTGCCACGGGCTGTGCGGGCTGTGCGGCAGATGTGTCTTTCGCGGGCTGAGGCGCCGGATCGGCGTCGCCGAAGGTCTTGCGCATCTCGGCCTCGGCCTCGCCGTAGAAGCGCGCCAGGTCGTCGCCGGTGACGTAGTTGCCGGTGGTGCGGACGTGTTCGGCCGCCATCTGCGCGATGCGCGGATGCAGCGCCTGGAAGTTCGGATGCTTCAGCCGGCCGGACTCGTCCTTGGCATTCACGAAGTCGGAGAGCGAGCGTTCGGCGGCGCGACGCGACACCTCGGCCGGGTTGTCGGGGCCGAAGTCGGTCTTCGCGGGCGCGGGCTTGGCGTCGGGATCGGCGAAGATGTCGTCCTCGTCGGCCTCCTTCACCAGCCTGTAGCCGTGCAGCTTGGCGGCGCGTTCCAGCACCTTCTGCGGCTCCGACCCGCCCACCTGCTGCGCCACCCAGGCGAGGTATTCGTCGGGCTTCTGCTGGGCGAAGGAGTTGAGGTAGAGCAGCCGTTCCATCGCCTGCTGCGCGCTGACGCCGTGGATCTTCAGTTCCTCGTCGCGGCCCTTGAAGAGGTCCATGACCTTGTCGGCGGCGCCGAGGCGGCGGGCGATCTCGCCCTTGCGGCCCTCATCGAGGCCATCGAGGAGGGTGTCGGGCGACGCCTTGGTCAGGTCGTCAGCCGCGCCTTGCGTTTGCGCCGTCTCGCCTTCCGCTCCCTCGGCCTTGGCAGGTGCCTTGGCAGCGTCAGCGGGCGGCGTCTGGTCATCGGTCTTCCCTCCTGCGTCGATCTGGTCCTGCAGCGCCTTCTCGGCCCGCTTCGAGGAGAAGCGCGCCTTGTCGGCGAGTTCGAGCCCGTCTTCCTGGCTCACCGTCTTGCGGGTGTCGGGGGCGTCGTCGAGGGGGGCGTCGAGGCCGGCGTCATCCTTGGCCTCGGCCTGCTCTTCCTGTTCGGAGATCGCCTTGCGGATGACTGCGGACAGGTCGTCGTCCTCGTCGTCCTCGATGGAAAGGTCGATGTCCTTCTGGGTGTCTTCGGTGCCGCTCATGGCTGGTTCCTTCGCGTGGGGATGTGAAAACGCCCGGCAACGATGGCCGGGCGTTCTGTCCCTGTGCGGCGAAACCCCCTTGCGGGCGGTCAGGCGATGACCCAGTCCTGGGCGCGGATGTCCTCGTCGGTGAGCGTGATCTTTCCGGGCTGCGTGCCGAGGACGAGGATCTTGGCGCCGACCCATCCCGCCCGCTTCATGGTGAGGCCGGAGAGCGCGCAGTCGAGCGCCCAGGCGGCGGTGCCGATGCCGACGCGGACGCCGGTCTTCGAGCGGGTCTTGTCGAGTTTCGCGATCTGCTCGGGGTCAGGCGCGATGGGTTCGGGCTTGTAGTCCTTCAGGCGCTTCATCTGTCTCTCCTGTCTTGTCGTCGACCGCGACCGTGAGGGAATAGGCGTAGAGCGCCTTGATCGCGAAATCGACGATGTGGCCGCGCGCGATGTGCCGGGCGCGGGCGGGCGCGGAATCCGCCGTGCGCAACTGGATGAACTCGTCGAGCGTCGCCACCGCCTTGCCGCAATGCAGGTTGATGGTTTCGCGGAAGCGGCGCTCGCGGTCGGTTTCGCCTGGTCGTCTGGGCAGGATGTCCTGCGGCTTGCCCCGGCTCATTTTGCCACCTCGATGTCGTCGACGGTGATGTCCCCTGCCCCGTCGTTGTCCATCTCGCCGACGCGGTCGATCGGCTCGATGTTGAGCGGGTCGGTTTCCATGAAGCGCTTGAAGTCCTGGACGTACTCGCGCTCGATCTCACGCTCGGACGGGTTGTCGGGCTTCACGCCGGCGTCGTACTCGACGAGGTCGTGGCGCTCCATGTACTCGCGCTTCTCGTGCCGGTTGGTGATGATCTCGGCGCCGTCCAGTTCCCCGGTCTTGAAGGCCTGGAACGGTGGCGCGATCTGCGGCGTGGCAAGATCCGGGTTCTTCGGCGGCGCCGGCGGGCGGCAGTTGTGCGGCCAGGGCTTGTTGAGGTCGTGCCAGCCGCCGCAGGAGCGGCAGGAGCGCTTGCGCGTTCCCGCCTCCATCGGCTCGCGCGGGCCGAAGACGCGCTCGAAGTCCGCTTTCGACAGATCGACGGCCCGCATCTCTCAGCCCTCCGGCTCGCACTTGATGTTGCCGTCGGCCTCGTTGGCCTTAAGCTCCTTGATGCGCTTTTCGAGCATCCAGGCGAGGTCTTCGCCGTAGCCCTGGCTTGGACCTGGGATCAGCCCGACGATCTTCGAAATCACGCGGAAGGCCTCAGCCTGCGGCTCAATGGCCTGGATGTGCCGCCGCTGGCCGCGGATTGCTTCCATGCAGCGGGTCATCATTTCGATGGCTTCACGGTCTTCCATGGGTCAGCCCTTCAGCTTGATGGTGGCGATGGCGGTGTCGAGATCCGCATCGGCGACGGCGAGGAAGCCGCGGCGGCGCAGATGGGCGCGGATGTGGTCCTCATCGGCGCCGCGCTGGCCTGCGGGCGACGCCAGGGCCTCGCGCACCGCCTGCAGGAACGGGTCGCTCTCGTCGGGGCGTCCCGCGGCTGGCACGTCGAAGGCGACCGGCGGTGCCTTCTTGGTCGCGGCCTTCACCGCCCACATGGCGGCGTCCTCGATGTGGGTTTGCGCCAGCGCCTTCAGGCGCGCCTTCTCGCCGTCCATCGGGCCGCTGCTGTCGATCGTGCCGACGAGGTCGATCAGATCGGCGGCGGCGCGCTTGATCTGGCCGACCATGTCGTCGCCGGACGGGTTGAAGTCGATGCCGACGCGGTATTCGCCTTGGGTGGTCATCTTCGGGGTGCTCCTCTGGGGGTGGGTGGTGGGGTCAGCGCAGGCGCTTCATGGCATTGCGCATCCGGGCGCGGCGCACCTGGCGGGACTCGGGGATGGACGCCCACAGGGGGGCGGTGTTCGCCAGGCGCTTGGCCTGTGCATCCCGGTGGGCAGCGAGGCGCAGGGCGGCGCGCTGCACGCCGGCGCCGGGTTGCGGCAGGTAGAGGCCGGAGCGCAGGCGGATGCCGTGGAAGCTGTCCATCAGTCTCTGCGCGGCGTTCCAGGTCGGTTTGTTCTCGTTCCGTTTCATGTGAAACATGGTCACTTGCCTTTTGCTGGGGTGGGGGCGTTCTTCGGGCTGGCGTCCTCGTGGGCCTTGTCGGCGAGGCCTTCCATCAGATCGACGCCCTTCAGGCGCAACTCGTGCTGACGGTCCTTCTCCTTGTCGCTCGACCGCATCGCCTCGATCTCCTTGTCGATCTGGCCCTTGATCTTGGCGACGGTGACTTGGGTATCCTCGGAGGGCGCGCCCTGGGGCTCGTCGGGCAGCGAGGCGATCATGCCTTCGAGGGTGCGGCTCTTCGGGAAGCCGCGGATGCCGAAGAGGAGGAGTTCCTTGATCGTCTTGAGGTCGAACTGGCCGGTGCCGACCAGCGGCATCAGTTGCTGCACGAAGGTGGCGAAGGCGCCGAGGAATTCGATCCGGGCTTCCTTGTCGGCCTGTTCGTCGGCGAGGATGGTGGAATCCGTCTCGATGGAGATGGTGATCTTGCGCCCGAGGTCGGTCTTCAGGCGCGCGTGCACCAGTTCCCAGGAGGTTTCCGGCAGGCGCTCGAACTTCGGCTCCTCCGGCGGCGGGCCCGGGTTGATGCTGGGTTGCTGGCCGGCCTGCTGTTCCTGCTGCGCCATCATCGTCGCGGCCTGGTGCAACTGCACCTTCTGCGCGTGCAGCGCCATGATCTGCTGGCGGCGCTGGATCTCGGCCAGGCGTTCGGCCTCGGTGCGCGGGATGTCGAGGCCGAGGATGTCGAAGAGATAGTCGGGCTCGAAATGCTCTAGCGCGATCTCGACCATGAGCCGCAGCGTGTCGAGCGCGAAGATCGCCATCGTGCGCTGGCGGTCGGAGAGGCGCAGCCCGGCATAGTTGCCCTTCATGCGCTGCGCGGTGGCGGTTTCGTTGGGATCGCCCTGGGCCCGCATGATGTCGGAGACGCCGGAATACTCGAACATCGTCTGCTTCGACTGCTCGCGCATCAGCACCAGCGCGTTGAGCGCCTGGATCATCGGTTCGAGCGGCAGCCACTGGATCAGGTTGGCGACGCCGCCCTTCTCCATGAAGGTGATCCACGACTGTACCGGGATGATCTTGTTGGCGCCGTCGAAGAGCTTCTTCAACTCGTCGGTCAGGGTGGCCGGGATCAGGCCGGAGACGGAGAGCGCCGAGAGGATGCTGTCGATCTTGTCGGAGGCCTTCTTGATCTCCTGCGCGCGCTTCTCGTAGTAGCGGATGTCGGGCCGGGGCGTCATCGCCTGGCCGCGGGTGGTGGCGGTCAGCGGCCGCGCCATCGGGAAGAACTCTTCCAGCCCCAGCATGTCGGAGACCTTGTCGAGCACGACGCCCTTGCAGGAGCCCGACCACCAGATCGTGCTCTTGTTCTCGCGGTTCCAGATTTCCCAGACCGGGGCGGTGTCGAAGGGGTTGTTGCCGGGGTCGCCGCTCTCCTCGGTGGGCGCGCTGAATCCGCCCTTGTCGCGGTCCTCGTCGCCATGCGCCCGGTCGGCGTCGACCAGGCCCTTCTTGTCATAGGTGAACTTGGGGGCGTGGTCCGGAAAGCGCTTCTCCACCTTGGACCGCGTCATCATCACCTCGATGGCGATCCAAGGCGTGTCGTACCAGGAATGCCCCGGTGCGGTGAGGAAGCGGCGCCATTCGACGTGGCGCGGACACACGCGCTCGTTGCGGCGCTTCTCGACGACGATCCCGTCGACCACCTCCTGCACGAAATCGGCCTTGTAGACGACGCGGGCGGTGCCGCGCCCGGCGATGAGCCAGTCATCGCGGGCGCCTTTCATCGCCTCGTCGAAGGGTTCGGTGTCGAGCAGGTAGGTGGCGAGCCGCTGGCCCGCCTCGGCCGCCATCAGGTCGGTTTCATCGGCCCGCCCGTCGCCATGGTAGCGCCGGCGCACGACCGGCTGCGGGGTTTCCGAGAAGATGAGCGGCTTCAGGACGTCGATGTTGGAGTGGATGTAGGAGGTCTTGTCGTCGATGCGGTTTTCCTTCGACACCTCGTCGGCCTTGCCCTCGCCGACGTCGTTGTCGGGGCCGAAATAGGTCATCTCGCTGGCCAGGGCTTCCTGGCGGAAGCGGCGTTCGCCGACCAAGCCGGCACTGATCTGGCGCGACCAGAAGACCCACTCCTCATCCGGGCCGCGCTCTTCCGCCTCGTCGGAGGTTTCGGGGATCTCGGGCAGGGTCAATTCGCGGATGTTCTCGGCCGGGACAATCTCCGCGCCGTCGCGCCCCGCCTGTGTCGATGACACGATGTCCCGCTTGACCATGAAGCCCGCCCGCATGTTTCCGTTGCGAGGTGGACCATAGGAAGCCGGCTTGCGCTCGTGCGGCGAAACAGGGGCGAGAGGGTCAGTCCTCGCGCCGGCGCAGTTCGGCGTCGTGGCGCTCGAAGAGGTCGTCCAGCGTTTCGCCGCCCGGCTTTGCCTGCCCCCGCTTCGGCGCGACGCCCTCGATGATGCGGTCGAGCCCGCGCCCGAAGAGGGTGGCGGCGTCGACGGTGTCGTCGTGCTTGCCGGTCGGGAATTGCAGCAGTTCGGATTCGATGGCGTCGACCAGCAGGATCATGTCCTTCGACAGGCCGGCCCGCATCGGCAGCAGCATCTTGCCCATCGCGGCCATGCCGAGGAGCGACTGCGCGCGCTGTTCCTTCGAGGTCGAGGAGGTCAGTTGCACCCGGTCGACATAGGCGTGTTCGAGCGCCATCTGGCGGCGCAGGAAGGGGCCGATGCCCTTGATGATCTGCCCCTGTTCCTCGAACCAGCGCAGGGGCTTCCAGAGCCGCACCAGGCGGCAGAACTCGCTCACCCAGGCGTCGGACTCGGTGCGCCCGCGCCAGCCATCGAGGAGGTAGAGGTTCCAGTCATCGTCGACACCCCAGACCAGGTGCACGGTGTAATCCGGATCGTGCGCGCCGGCCTCGGCGGTGACGGCATAGTCCGAGGAGCCGTAGATTTGCAGCCGGGTGCGGTCGAGGGTGCCGGGGTTGTACCAGCCGATGTGGTCCTTGGTGAAGAGGAGGCCTTCTTCCGGGCTCGGGCGTTGCTGGTAGAGCGCCGACCAGCGCCAGCCGCCGCGCTTCTGCATGCCGCCCAGCTTGTCCTCGCCGAACCGATCCGGCCAGAGCCAGTCGCCCTTGGCGCGCCCCAGCGGGTCGTCATCGCGCTCGCAGACGGCCGGCAGGCAGAGCACGAACCACTTCTCGCCGGTGTTGCGGTCCTTGTACCAGCCGGTGCGGCCGTCGAAGTCCTCGGGCAGGATGCGGCCCGCCGGGTCGTCCTGGTGCCAGCGGGTGAAGGTCATCAACTGCTTGGCGCGGCCCTGAAGGCGCGAGAGCATGTCGGTGGTGTAGTTCTCCCAGACCTCGTCGCGCATGTGCGCCGACATGGCGATCTTCCGGCCCTTCACCAGGTCGTCCATGAAGAGCCATTCGGCCGGGTTGCCGTGCTGGTTGCCGGCGGTGGCGCCGAAGCCGTTGTATTCGCCCCCGTGCGGCGTGGTCCAGTGCTCGCGGGCCTGGCTGTCGTCGGACAGGCCGACCTCGTCGAAGGGCCAGGCGGTCGAGCGCAGCAGGTTGCGGACCTTGCGGCCGACCTTGCCGGCGTAGTCCTGGGTGTGGACGACGCTCATCAGCGCCGTGGTCGGGTGCCGGCCCATCAGCCAGGCCGGGAATAGGATGGTCGCGGTCAGGGTCTTGGCGTGCCGGGGCGGCGCGAAGATCATCGCCCGGTCGACCTTGTCCTCCTCCATCGACTGCAACAGCTTGGCCACGAGGCGCAGGTGGTCGGGCGGCAGGAATCCGGTCATCCGCATGTAGAAGGCGAGGAAACTGTCCTTGGCCTTCCTGCGGTCGATCTCGTCGAGGAGTTTCAGACGCTCCTCGATCTCGGATGGATGGATCGTCATCTGCCCTGCCCCGCGTCACGAGATCCGTCTTACACCGATTTCGACGAGGCGGCGGCGGTCCCGTCGGCCCCAGCGGTGCGGCTTGTCGGAATCGCGGTGGCCGAGCGGGCGCAGATCGCGCGGCAGTCGCAGGTGGCGCCCGCGGATGTCGTAGACACCCCCGGCGATGCGGACGTAGACATGCCCCTCGCTCGCCGAGTAGAGCGGCTGCGCCTCCGGCCAGAGCGTGCGCAGGATGAGCCAGAGCGCATAGCACTGGCCGCGCAGGAACAGCGCCTCCATATCCGGATGCGCCGACCGCAGCGCGGCCAGGAAGCGCTCGACATCACCGGCCATGCCCCCCCTCGACGCCGCGCACGATGATGACGCCCAGCAGGACCGGCCAGGCGAGCGCGAGCGCGATGGCCATGGGCTTGTCCTCGATCTCCTTGCCGCGGGTGACGGCGCCGATGCGCAGCCAGCAGCCGTAGGCGACGGCGAGGTAGAGGGCAACGAGGAGGAGAGCGATGACGGTCATTCCTCGCCCTCCTCGCCCAGGATCGGCCGCTGCAGCCCTTGGAACTGGTCCGGCACCTCGGCGGCGTCGCCGTAGATCATCAGACCCAACGCCTCGCCCAGGGTGATCTTGCGATAGCGCGGCTTCAGGATGCGCGCCCAGACCAGCGGGCGGCGCCACCAGGGATCGCGGATGCGCTGGAACAGGTGCTCCTCGACCGCCTCGCGGCTCAGGTTGATACCCATGGAAACCTCCTTCCAGGTGTAGTCCTTGGTGCTCATTCGATGGTTCCCTTCACCTCGACGAACGACCATGTCGGCAGTTCCGCGCGCTGCATGGACCGGCCGCGAAAGGCAATCGGCACCCGGCGCATGACGACACGTTCGCCCTTGCCCTCGCCCCAGGTGGTGTCGAGGCGCGAGGCGCAGATGAGGCGGTCGGCGTCGACGGCTTCGAGGAAGGCCGCAAAGTCCTCGAAGTCGGTTTCGATGATGGTGAAGGGCCAGCGCTTGTGCTTGTCCTCCTCCTCGCGCTCCAACCAGATTTGAACGACGCATCCCATTTTCCGTGCCTCCTCGCTCATGGTTTCCTGTCCTTCATGGCCTCGCGGCGGGCTTCCAGTTCGGCGATGCGCCGCTCGATGTCCTCGGTCGCAGCGCGGCGGATCGAATCCTGGTCGAAGAGCGGCGAGGAGCTGCGCCCGGCCTCCTCGTCCATCTCGGTCCTGCGGTTCTCGAACGTCTCCTGGGTGTTGCGGGCGTTCTTCCCCCAGGTTTCAGGGAAGCGCTTGCGCAGGATTTCGAGGAAGACGGTGGCCTTCAGATCCGACCAGAGCGCCGGGCGGGACACGATCTCGCGCGCCTTCTTCGTCCAGTGCGCGTTGAGGATGTGCCAGGCCTCGCTCACCGCCCGCTCGAAGTCAGGATAGGTGTTGGCCCAGTTGAAGAGCGTCGACATGGTGACGCCGATCTGCGCGCACCACTCTTCCGGAAACATGCCCTCGTTGGCCATGAGCCTGACCGCGTCGCAGAATTCCGGGCGATACTTCAGCGCCCTGCCCTCTTCGCCGGGCTGTTGGCCGATCAGCATGATGTTGGCACGCTTGCGGGTCATGCCATGCACTCCCCGTCATCGGCTTGACATAGGACGCCCTCGGTGGAGAGCGCCCAGTCTCCTTGCCGCTCCATGAACTCGCGCATCTCGCGCCGGGTGTACCGCTTCGAGAACCACGCCCCGCGCCCCGGCGTTTGGCCCTTCGCGTTGGACAGGTCCGAGGCCAGAGCCTCCATTCGCTCCCACCAGGCCGCCTGGTCGGGCAGAGATCCGTTCGCTTCGAGAAGGTGGTGCAGCATGTAGGCCGAGGTGCGCCCGCCCGAGAAAGCGATTTGCACGTTGCCGTCCGGCAGGAGATATGGCGATGGCTTGGTCATATTCTTCCTGACTTCCAGATCACGTCATCACGCGCAGCCCGGGCGCGCTCAGTTGCCAGCCCTTGCCGGGCGCTTCCTCGACGAAGTTGCGCGCCTTCAGACCTTCCAGGATGCGGTGCGCCTCGACGTCGGACGAGGTGAGGGTCGAGGACAGCGCGTCGCGGATGGCGCGGGCCGCGGAGATGTCGGCGTCGCGGTCACGGATGGCGCGCAGGGCCCGGTACTCGATCGAGGTGAGCGAGCGGTTGACGATGGCCTTGGGCAGGAGCCCGCCCCTGCGGCGCACGGCGACGTAGACCCAGACGTCGATGATGTTGAGGTACTGGCGGTACTGGGTCGTCGTGACCGCCCCCAGTTCGGTCATCAGCAGGACGAGGTCGGCCAGGACGTTCAGTTCCTGGTCGTCGACCCGGTCGACCCCGAGATTGCCGGCGTGGTAGATGCGCAACTCGCCCGGCAGGGCCGACTTCAGCCACTTGCAGAAGCCGGCGCTGTCGAAGATGGCGAATTTGAAGCGATCGTTCACTTTTCCTCCCCCTGCGGCTTGTCCGTCAGCTTGGCTGACACCTCGGCGATGATCTGCTTGGCGCGTTCGAGCGTCGGAACCGAGGCCTTGCGCTCGGCATCCTCTCTGGCCTTCTTGGCCAGTTCCTCGTCCAGCATGCGGCGGTAGGCGGCTTCGCGGGCCGGGGCGCGGCGGTTCTGGATGATGTGGTAGAGGGCGCCGGGATCGGGCTTGTAGAGGGCGCCGCGGGCCGTTCTGGGGCCGGTGCGCTGGTACTCCGTCCAGGCCGCGTGGATCTCGTCGTCGGTGAATTCCTCAAGCACGTCGAGCCAGGTTTCGACCTCGATTGCCTTGATGGCTTCCGGCGTCTCGTCGTTGCGCCAGTAGTTCCCCATCATGGCGACGACACGCACCCCGAGGGCTTCACGTCGTGCCTTGCGCTGCGGCCTGAATGATGCGTCTGAGGCTGTCGTTTTTTTCGGAAGTCGCTGGTCGTTCATATCCGCCTCCTGCTGCGGGCTTTGGTTCGAGTTTCGGCAAGTTCTTGACGCCGGCGG